GTAGACGGGGCCGGATCGATGAAAAGACGACCAGATGATGCTGATGAGGGGTATGAAGTCGAAACGGTAGCGGTCATGGAATACCCACATAAGATCGAGTTGATCGTCAAGAATCACGGTAACAACTACGGCGGGTTCTGGGCAGACGAAAACACTGTGTTCGATGATACAGTATCTTTTACAAAAGCCTATGAAGCAGTATCTCAATATCTAGGTTTTGGATTTATAGAAGCCGGAAAGACTATGGGTCTAGCTTCTTATGGAACGACAGATAGTTCTATACCGGCTCTGTTCAAGGGAAACAGGGGTTCTAAGGATGTTTTCATACCCTACTATCCAGCCGGCGCGTTCATCGATCAGGTAAGAAACCCGTCTCTTCAGCAGAAAGAAGATCCAAAGGAATGGCATACTGATCCAAGTAAACTCCCAGATGTGGCTAAAAACTTAGCGTATGCTATCCAAAAAGAAACACAGGAAAGAATCCTTCAACTAATCGAAACTTCTGTAAAAGCGACTGGTATAAAGAACGTCGTCCTTGTCGGCGGCTATGCACTCAACTGTGTGGCCAATTACTTCTACAAGAAGAACATAGAAGATATCAATCTATATGTAGAGCCGATCGCTCATGACGGCGGTACTGCTATCGGAGCTGCTAAATTGTTCAGTAGAATACATTCGCAGTCTACAGAGATCGATAAGCAGACGTCTCTGTATTATGGTATCAACTACAATAGCTTTGATAAGACTAAAATTAATTCAGAAGAATTTAATGTCGAAGAAGTACAAGCGGATAGAGTAGCAGAACTCCTAGCTAATAGAAAGATAGTCTCTCTTTTCCAGGGAGGAGCAGAAGCTGGTCCAAGAGCTCTTGGTAATAGATCTATTCTTTATGATCCCAGAGATCCTAACGGCAAAGAATACGTTAATAGAGTAAAGGGCAGAGAGTGGTTCAGACCGTTTGCAGGTACAGTCCTTAAAGAACATGCATCAGAATGGTTCGATATGGCTGGTCTAGAAGAGTCTCCGTTTATGATGTATGCTGTAGATGTGTTGCCACATAGAGTCATTGAAATTCCGGCTATCACTCATGTCGACAACACGTGTCGAGTACAGACTGTTACTAGAGAACAAAACAAAGTGTATTATGATATAATCGAGAAGTTTTATTCTTTGACTAATGTACCAATTATCTTTAATACGAGTTTTAATCTAGCAGGAGAACCACTAGTAGAAACTGTTGAAGATGCGCTAGACACTCTTAAGAGATCAGAGATAGACTATCTCTATCTTGCAGATTATAATCTATTAGTTTCTAGAGTTCCTGAATAAATTCTTCTACTCTCTTAAACTCATGCTCGGGAAAATGTCGCTGAGCATGAGTGTCCCACTGATATTTTCCTCGAAGGTATGAAGGGAAGGGTATCATTCTTATCTCTGCATTGTATTTCTTGGCCACGAGATCTGCTATGTATTCGAATGATCTACTCATACTAGATCCGACATCATATATCCCCGATACTCTATGAGAAAACATACAGCTTATACAGTCCTGAACCCATACAAAATCTCTATAGGCCGTACAGTATTCATTCGACATATCGAATATTTTAATGACTCCAGTAGTTTTTGCTTGCTTCGTGAAAGAGTAGATAGGACTCGACTGGTTACCCTTTAACTCTTTTTTTCCATAGACATTGTAGAACCTATAACCGACTATATTAGAAAACCTATCGATGTTCTGTTGAACCCAAAAATCGACGGTAGCTTTCGACAACGCATAGAGATTTAAGGGTTCTATAAGATACTCATCACCCGAATTACCATAGACAGACGCAGACGAAGCGTACTTGACCGGTATTTTAAATTCTATAGCCTTTTCGAAAAGACGAATACTGTAAGAGATATTATACTTATAGAGCCTATCAAAATCTGTCTCTGTAGTATCAGAGATTGCTCCCAGATGATATATTTCGGTGATATCTTTCCAGTTAAAATCATCTTCGAATACTGACATACAGTCGCCTATATCGATGCCGATATGTGCCGGAGCTAGCCTGTTAGTCAAGTTTCTTCCAATGAAACCCTTACTTCCGGTTACTAGAATCATCTGTATCTCTCAATCTATTAAAATAATCATCTACGTTATGGGCTTTGTCGTCAATCCATACATCATATGACGGCTTGCCGATGCTAAATCTAGTATACTTGACACCCCACTGGTCTAGCTGTTTTAGAGTCAGTATAGTCCAGTCTATACCGGAACCAGAACCCCTTGCGGTCCAATAATGAATTTCATTGCCGTCTTCGTATAGACTGTTAAAGAATCTGATTCTATCTTCGTACGGTTTAGCAAGAGCGTATTCGTTGTTAGAAGTCTTCGTACAGATCGTACCGTCGATGTCTATCATATATTTCATTTCATCTTCTCCAAAGTATTAGTCGTAGAGTATCCTTCAACGTATGGAACGATAACTACTTCGGCTAAATCATTACCAACTACGTCTTCGGGCTTATAGTCTCCACCCTTAGTGATTATATCCGGCTTGATCGCTTTGATCAAATCATACGGCGTCTCTGAGTGAAATAGAATAACTTCATCTACACAGTCAAGTTCTTGTAAGACAATCAACCTATCTTTTTCACAGTTGTATGGACGAGTCTTCCCCTTTAACTTTCTTACAGATCTATCAGAATTGAGGCCGACTACGAGCCTAGCACCTAGATTCTTTGATGCTTTAAGGTATTCTATGTGACCTCGATGAAGGACATCTAAACACCCGTTAGTGAATACAGTTTTAACTTGTTTGATGTCTTCTGGTTGTAGAGTATACGTACCAAATTTGGTGACTGATATACTCGCTAGGTCAGTAGCTTTCTGACAAGCCGAACTTAGATCTTTGCCTACACTCATAAAATAAACTAGAGAGGCTAGAAACACGTCTCCAGCCCCAGTCACATCAGACACGCTATGGACTTTACTAGTAAAGTACTCGACGCTATCCTTTGTTACTTTCATCACTCCGTCTTTTCCTCGAGTGACTATCAGCACATCGATATCATAAGTCCATAGGACTGATCGAGGATCTCTCTCCTCGGTATACTTTTCCAGCTCTGACGCGTTCAGTTTAATTATATTCGCTCCACGATAATTGTCAAGGTCTTTTTTTGGATCGACAATTACCATGCACCCGTTTTTCTTGCAGTACTCTATCAACTTTCTGCTTCTACTCAAGTAACCCTTGTTATAGTCAGAAAGTATACATAATTTGATTCCAGTCAAGTCATAGTCTATCTTACCTTCATAGGGGACATACTTTTCTTGATCTGACCTAAAGAGTATATGATTATTGCATACGAAGCGATGCTTAGTAGAGTTATCAGAGTACCAGAACTTTACTTGACTGCCAAGAGCCAAAAGGTTACTGTGTACGTTTCCGGCTCCGCCGGATCTTTCTTCTACGTATAATTCTTGAAATACTGGAATAGGACTTTCCGGCGAGATTTTTTCTACCTTACCGAAATGATAAATATCATGGATGTAATCACCAAAGAGTGCAATCATAATAACCTCACGTGCATAGATGTTTTATTTATGTGACTTACGATAACGGAGTTCATATATGGCAGTACCAATAAACAAGACAGAGTTTAAAGAGTTCTGTCTAAGAAAACTGGGTAAGCCAGTAATAGAAATAAATGTCGATGATGATCAGGTGGACGATCGTATCGATGAAGCTCTTCGTTACTATTGGGACTATCACTTTGACGGCGTAGACAAGATCTACTATAAGTATCAAGTAACAGCACAAGACAAGACAAACAGATATATCCAGATGCCCGATAATATCATCGGAGTCATCAATATATTCGAGATAGGTCAAGCTCTTAATACGAATAACCTCTTTAATATTCGCTATCAGATAGCTCTTAATGATCTATATACTCTTACTTCGGTATCTATGGTCCCTTACTATATGGCTCTACAGCACATACAATTTCTAGAACAGTTCCTCGTAGGTAAACAACCCCTACGATACAATAGAAATATGAATAAGCTATACATCGATATGGATTGGGACATAGTCAACACCGGAGACTATGTGATCGTCGAAGCTTATCAGATCGTAGATCCAGACGTCTATTCTAAAGTCTGGAGCGAGTGGTGGCTTCAAGAATACGCTACTACTCTCATAAAAGAACAGTGGGGTAATAACCTAAAGAAGTTTGGTGGAATGCAGCTTCCTGGTGGCATCACATTTAACGGGCAACAGATATACGACGAAGCTGTTCAAAAGAAAGAAGCGATGCAGAAAGATATGGTCGAAAATCTCTCAATGCCTGCTACGGATATGATTGGATAATGACTACCAATTTTTTCTTTAACAACTTTAAACAGTCTCAAGAGCAGCTTCTTCTTGAGAGTCTGATCATCGAGGCCATAAAGATATATGGCCAAGACATGTACTATATTCCTCGAGTGATAGGCAACCTTGATAAGCTTTATACTGCCGATGACCAGTCTCGTTACGAGCAAGCGTTTATGGTAGAATTATACATCAAGTCTGTCGACGGGTTTACTGGCGACGGCAATTTTATGTCTAAGTTTGGTCTAGAAATAAGAGATCAAGTAGTATTCTCTATCGCTCAGAGAGTGTTTAACGAAGAGATAGGAGTCTATACGACACAGGTAAGACCGAACGAAGGTGATATTATCTATTTTCCATTGAACAACAAATGCTTTCAGATCAAGTATGTTAATAAGTTCGAGATGTTCTATCAGCTCGGGGCTCTACAGACTTGGGAACTTACGTGTGAACTGTTCGAGTATTCAAACGAAGTATTCAATACCGGTATACCAGAGATAGATAGGATACAGAAGATCGAGAGCACCAATATCCTTGATTACTCTATCAGGGATCAGAACGGTGTCAGTCTCTTAGATGAGCAGGATAACTATATCGTAACGGAACAATACAACCTAGAGACTATCTTGGGCACTGGTGAAAACGACGAGATTCAAAGAGAGTCAGATACTTTTGTTGATTTCTCTGTTATGGATCCATTCAGTGAAGGCATAATTTAATGTTCGGACAAAACTTTTATTTTCAGACTATAAGAAAATATGTAACTCTATTTGGTACTCTATTCAACGAGATCAGTATTTCGAAAGTTGACAAGGACGGAAAGCTAGTAGCATACATTAAAGTTCCTATCACGTACTCACCAAAAGATAAGATGCTTACAAGAGTGCAGCAAGATCCGGGTATAGATAGACCCTCTGCGACTCTTCCCTTGCCGATGATGTCTTTTGAGATGACTAACGTAGCCTATGACGGAGACAGAAAGCTTATAACTATTGGAAGATCTGCTTATAAGTCTACTGACAATAATAGACTCAGGTATCAGTATAATCCCGTACCCTATAACTTTGGATTTAGACTCTACGTATATACAAAGAACGCAGAAGACGGTACGAAGATAGTAGAGCAGATCTTGCCTTTCTTTACTCCGGACTTCACGGTATCTGTCAATCTCATTCCGGATACAGCTAAGAGAGTAGAGATACCGATAGTCATGAACTCTATAACTCAAGACGATACTTATGACGGTGACTTCAAAGAAAGAAGAGCCATAATCTGGACTCTTGACTTTACGATCAAGGGCTACATATATGGCCCAATAAAGACTGGCGCTATAATCAAGTTTGCAAACACCGTATTCTATACTCCTACTGTAGAAGACGGAAAGCTGCAAGATGCGGTCGGAGTAACCGATCCAGTGACTTATATAGAGATCAGTCCCGGCCTTACCGCTAACGACCAACCCACATCGAATGCTTCTAATTCGATACCGGCCATAGATATAACTGCAACTGATGACTTTGGATACATAATAGAAAAGATAGACCTTCAATGACAAACAATAATGATGATGATCCCCTTGGAAAAGCTCTCAATCTACCACCGTTAGTAGTAGATGAACAGGTGAAAACTATAGTAGCAAAAGCTCATGATGATTCTGCAAAGAACGATTTTGAGATGGCTCGTTCTAATATTCATGAAGTCATACAGAACGGTACTTTTGCTATGGAGAAGTTGTCACAGATAGCAGACTCGTCACAACATCCAAGAGCCTTCGAAGTCTTAGCTAAACTTATGGATACGATGCTTCAGGCAAATAAAGATCTTCTTGAACTGCAGAAACAAATTAGAGAGATTGATGCGGCAGATGCGCCATTAAATCAAGAAGCTAAGTCAGTAACAAATAATCTTTTCGTTGGATCAACTGCTGACCTACAAAAGGCTATAGAAGAGATGAAGAATGGTGGATCAAAGTAATATAAGAATGGGCTACAACGGTAATGCTCTTCTCAAGAGAGCTAACCAAGCCATCGAATGGACGCCAGAACTAGTCGCTGAATATGTAAAGTGTTCTCAGGATCCGATCTATTTTACTGAAACATATATGAAGATCATCAACATCGATAAGGGCTTGGTGAGTTTCAAGTTATATGATTATCAGAAAGAAATGATTAGGTCTTTTGCTGACAATCGTTTCAACATCGTAGCTACTGCTCGTCAGGCAGGTAAGTCAACTGTTACTTGCGCTTTTATTCTCTGGTATACCATATTCAATGCAGAAAAGACAGTAGCCTTACTAGCTAACAAGGGTGAAACTGCTCGCGAAATCCTACAGCGTATTCAGTTAGCCTATCAGTATCTACCGGCTTGGCTACAGCAGGGCGTTAAAGAATTTAGAGCTGGTGCGATGGTGTTTGAAAATAACTCTCGTGTTATTGCTGCAGCTACATCATCAGATGCTAGTCGTGGTTATTCTATCAACCTATTGTTTATCGACGAAGCTGCATTCATTGAGAACTGGGATACGTTCTTTACCTCGGTTTATCCTACCATTTCATCTGGTAAAGAGTCAAAAATTATCCTTGTCTCTACACCAAACGGTATGAATCACTTCTATGCTCTG